TGAGCCGCTGTTGGCAATCTTTTCTGCGTCATTTTCCAACCTCCATTTTTTTGTCTTCTACTAATTGCAAGTTTCAGAGGGTGTTTGGTCGGCACTTTTTTAACTTTTTTTATTTTTCACCGTCATTTCATAGCTTCAAACTGACTATTAGTGAGGGGATTTCTCTCTTAGAGCAAGTTTCGCAACGTAGCCCAATAACCCTTACAGGCTTATCGGTCACTTGCAACTTGATGGGGATTCCGTTTCCCCATACCCTCGGCTACTATCAAAAGCAGACGTATTGGTTCCCATGTACATGATCACAGCAGGATGAATTTTCATCCTTTATCATCACAGACTTCTGTGAATGTTTCTTCCTGTATTCGGAACCGTACAGCAGAAAGGAAAAGAATATGACAAGACCGAAAAAAGACGAACAAACCGTCCGCAGTAACAGTATCCATATTCGCATGAACGATACGGAGTATGAACTTTTACAGGAGCGAGCCAGTGCCGTCAACATGAGCATGGCTGAATTTATACGAAATGCTCTGGACAATCAGCAGGTAACAATCAAATATGAACTTGTTGCTGATGTTCCGGAAATAAAAAAACTGATTGGAGAATTTG